GCTGCCACGGTCTTGCAGATGGTAACTAAAAATTCAATCAATAGATCGGGCGTGTATTCTCGTTGATACTGGGTACAACGCTTTGTGCCCTTGATGTTACCCGCTATAGAACGTGTAGGCGTTGCCGTGTTTTTGCATGGTAATGGCGGTAGCTCTTCTCTGTCAATACCCACAATGTAGAGTAGGGTTTTTTTAGGTGCAACGTGCCCGAAATCATATTGGTCTATCTCAAGCGTAAAACCCCCATAACCGTCTGTATCGTTACCAGTAGGCAGGCTTTGCTCTTTCCAAAGCTTAGACCCTTTTGGGTGCTCTAAGACACCACCAAAAGCCCGCACGTTAGCTAGTGCAAATAAAGCCAGTTCACGCTCACCCTCTCTAGGGTTTGCCATATGAGACAATCGCCCCCAAGCTCTACAAGGCGGATGCGCTATAACAGGCATACAACCCGCAAATGTTAATGCGTCTCTGTCTGCGTCATAAACGTCTAAGTCATTGTAATTTTTATAGGCACTATCACGCCTAGTAAACAAAACCGCTATCATAATTTCCCCTTAGTCAATTGTGCAGCATTTTAGCAACACGTTACAAAACATCAAAGTATGCAAGCATAAGTGTAAGCATACTAGCAAAGATAACAGAGTATGCTATACCCTCAAGAATAAATTTTAACATGGTAACCCCTTTAAAAATCGTTACGGTAAACAATCGAGCCGTTGGTAGTCCCGCCAATGAAAGCCCCCTGATCTTGTAACCACTCAGCAACGGCTTCTTCTAAGCTTGTGTAGTCGCCTTGTTCAATATCGTATGATTGAGCAATGCTCTCTGTTGTGTCCTCTGTAAAGTCACAACACAAGGCGATAACGTCTATTTCTAGCTCCTCGCCTGTGTCTTCTTCGTATTGCTCTAAGTAGTCATGCAGAAGAGTCAACCCCTCATATGTGAAGTTGTTAGGGCGGATCGCTTTGAATGCGTCTCTGAACTGATAAACGTTGATGGCTTGGAACATGTTAACCCCTTAGATAGAAAAGACAATAAAACCTAGCGTCAAGATCGACACTAGCATGACTGACGCTAAGAAACTAGGTAGGCTACGCTTTAAGTCTCTTTTAAATTGACGTTGTTTATATGTTGTCATTGTTAACCCCTTTAGGTTTTGGTTGCTGATGTATCAATGATAACGCAGTTTTCTACGCTGTCAATACTTTTGTTGATTGTATATTCTAATCGATTGCTAGGGTTCAATAGGCAGCATCTATGGCTTGTCTGTCTGCTCTGTCTCTTATATAGCTACCTAATCTGTCCCTATATAGTCACCCGCATAGACTCACACACTACCTAGCCTGTGGATAACTTCATTACTAGGTGTGGATAACTTCATAGCCTGTGGATAACTTTGTTGATCATTACTGTTGCATATCTACAACAACACCCCCGGGGAGGGCTTGGTCTGCGTTGTATATTTGTAGTACCCCCTCAGATACAAAATAGGGTATTTTAAGAACAAATAAGGGTTAATTAGGGACAGATAGTCTATATAGCTAACAAGCATAACTGCTTAATTTTTAAGCACTTTTGACTGAACAGCTAACAGGAGAGAGTTAACAAGAAAAGGAAAGTTAACAGTCGAAGTCGCTAAGGTGACTATTTCGACTGAACAGTATTTTTGACCTAAAAAAAAAATAAGAAAAAGTGAAGAAAAGACTTGACAAAATAGCAAAAGTGTGTTATACTGTGTACTATATAGGGTATGATGTTTCTGGTTACTAAATATGGTTAACCACTACCTTATAGTTCATAGCTATATAGACTAACTAGCACTAGAAAGTATGTAGTCTATATAGCCTAGTTAGTGCTACATAGGGGAACCAGCAATGGATAATCCAAAACAACCAGTTAAGAAGGGTAGACCATCGAAAGATAGGTTAGCCGAAGTTAAGAAAAGACCAGTTGGTAGACCTAAAGGGGATGCCTCTGCCATCGAGGAATTTAAAGCTCGGTTGATGGCGTCACCTAAATCCCGCAAGGTGTTAGACTCCATCTTAGACGCTGCACTTGACGATGACCACAAGAATCAAGCAGCGGCGTGGAAGCTTTTGGTTGACCGTATGTTACCCATGTCATATTTCGATAAGGCCACCTCATCAAACAGTAGACCATCTGTTAACATCACCATCAGTGGCGTTGGTGAGACCATTGTATCAGATGTAATTGATGCTGAGGATATATCATGATACCAGTTATAACATCATTACTCTCCCTAGGCGGCACGTGGCTGGAGGGGAAGCAGAAGCAAACTGAAGCCACCCTAGAGGCCAAGCTAGTCGAGATCAAGGCTGACTCAGATATTAAAAAGGCTAAAGCCATCGCCATCACCAAGATGGCTCAAGAAGGTCAGGCTCAGAACTACGACCTCGACCGCCTAGCGATGGAACAAATGACTAAGAGCTGGAAGGATGAACTTCTACTCATTGTCTTTCTAGCACCAATGCTTATGGCATTTATACCCGGCTTAGAAACTTACTCCCTAGCAGGGTTCACTGTTATCGCTCAGATGCCTGAATGGTATCGTTACATCATTATCGGCATGGTAGTGGTTATTTATGGACTCCGGGGTCTCCTCGAAAAAGTACTAGAAAAGAAATTTAAATGAAACTAAGTAAGAACTTTAGCCTCCAAGAGTTAACTAAAAGTGACACGGCAATCCGCAAGGATATTGACAACACCCCTAATAACCCAGAGTTAAACAACTTAACCACCCTGTGCAACATGGTGTTACAGAAGGTTAGAGATTCACATGGGGTAGTTACCGTCACCAGTGGCTACCGATCCCCTGAGTTAAACAAGGCGATTGGTGGGAGTACCACAAGCGACCACTGTAAGGGTTGTGCGGCTGACTTCGAGGTTCCGGGTTTAGACAATAAAGATTTAGCTAAGTGGATTATTGATAACCTTACTTTCAAACAACTCATCCTAGAGTTCTACAAAGAGGGTGAGCCAAATAGCGGATGGGTTCACTGCTCATTCGAAGAGGGTAAAAATAACAACCAAGTGCTACGAGCTGTTAAGGAAGGTAAAAAGACCGTTTACCTAAAAAACCTTGAGTGATCTAAAGATTGAGCTGTTACCGTGGCAAAAGACGGTATGGGCTGACGAGACTCGTTTCCATGTGGTAGCGGCTGGTCGGCGTACTGGTAAGAGTAGGTTAGCTGCTTACCGATTAATAGTTGAAGCGCTACAAAGCGAAAAAGGTCACGTATTCTATGTTGCTCCTACACAAGGTCAAGCTCGTGACATCATGTGGCAAGTTTTGCTTGAGGTGGGTCATGCTGTCATTACAGGTAGCCACATTAACAACTTGCAGATTAAGCTTATCAATGGGGCAACTATTAGTCTCAAAGGTGCTGACCGCCCTGAAACGATGCGGGGTGTTTCGTTAAAATTCTTAGTCCTTGACGAGTATGCAGATATGAAGCCGATGGTGTGGGAGCAAATCCTTCGACCTGCTTTAGCTGACTTGAAGGGTCGTGCCATGTTCATTGGAACTCCAATGGGCAGAAACCACTTCTATGATTTATACCAATATGGACTAAAGGGTGAAGATGAGACATTTAAGTCTTTCCACTTTACTTCGTTCGATAACCCGTTACTTGACTCTGAAGAAATTGAGGCAGCTAAGAAAAGCATGTCCTCATTTGCATTCCGGCAGGAGTTTATGGCATCTTTCGAGGCGGCAGGTGGAGAGTTATTCAAAGAAGAGTGGATAAAGTTTGATGAAGAAGAACCTAAAGAAGGTGACTTCTACATAGCGGTTGACTTAGCGGGTTTTGAGGAAGATGGAAGTAAGGGTGTTAAAAACACTCGCCTTGACTCTACTGCTATGGCTATTGTTAAAGCCAACGAAAACGGTTGGTGGGTAGCAGAGATTATCTACGGTAGGTGGGATGTTAAAGAAACAGCTAAGAAGATATTTGATGCTGTTAAGAAGTACGAACCCATAGCAGTTGGAATTGAGAAGGGTATCGCTAGACAGGCGGTTATGCCCTACATGAACGACATTATGAAGAGAAGTCAAACCTTCTTTAGGGTTGATGAGCTTACACACGGTAATAAGAAGAAGACAGATCGTGTCGTATGGGCGCTGCAAGGGCGCTTTGAGAATGGTTACGTTAAGCTTAACAAAGGTGATTGGAACAACGAGTTCCTAGACCAACTATTCCAGTTTCCAAACAAACTAGTACATGATGACTTACCCGATGCATTATCTTACATCGAGCAACTTGCAAAAGTAGCTTATGTTTTAGATTTTGAAGAGGAAGAGTACGAGTACTTAGACACAATTTCAGGATATTAATATGGATGATGACAACAAATTTGCTAACCCAAAGTTAGAAAACTGGGTTATTAACAAAGCCGATGAGTGGCGTGATCACTATCAGGCTAACTACGAGCAAAAGTTTGACGAGTACTACCGTCTCTGGCGTGGTATTTGGGCTGCTGAGGATAAAACTCGTGATTCAGAGCGTTCACGTCTTATTTCCCCTGCCCTACAACAAGCCGTAGAGTCATCTGTAGCTGAAGTAGAGGAAGCTACCTTTGGACGTGGTAAGTGGTTTGACATTCGTGATGACCGCAACGACAAAGACCCACAAGATATTGCTTATTTACGTGAGCAATTGACAGAAGACTTCCATTTTACCAAGACACGTAAGGCCGTTGCTGAGTGTTTGCTAAACTCTGCTGTTTTTGGCACTGGTATTGGTGAAATAGTCATCGAAGAAGTCAAGGAAATGAAGCCAGCTACGCAACCTCTTATGGATGGTGCGATGGAAGCGGTTGGTGTTAACATTGTAGACCGTGTTGTTGTTAAACTACGCCCTGTTCTACCACAAAACTTCTTAATTGACCCTGTAGCTACTTCTATTGAGGATGCTTTAGGTGTTGTTATCGACGAGTTTGTACCCACACACCAAGTTAAGTTAGGTATCCAAAATGGTATCTATCGTGATGTTGATATTGAGACTGCAGCTACCGACATTAACTTGGAAGCAGACAAAGAGCTGTCTACTTTTGACGAAGATAAGGTACGCCTTACTAAATACTACGGTTTAGTGCCAAAACACTTGTTTAACGAGGCTATGTTAGACGAGGAAGATGATGATGAGATGTCTAAGACGCTGACATCTGATGACGATGAAGAAGATGAGGAAGAGGGCTACGTTGAGGCAATCATTGTTATTGCCAACGGCGGTAAACTACTCAAGATCGAAGAGAACCCCTAC